AGAGAGGAAACCCCCCTGTCTTTTCTTCCAATATCTACCCGATGCAGTCCAGACTGATGCCGGACTCACCCTTTTCTGCCCGACCGATTCCGATCGATGGTGAATGATGGGAGCTCGTAAACAGCCGCTACGAGGGGCAACGAAAGCAAGGCTTCACAGTCCACTTCTCAAGGGTAAAACTAGAGCCGATGAGGTCGCTAAGATGGCTGAGGACTTGGGCACGCCTTTATTACCTTGGCAACGCTGGCTACTTGATGACATGATGCGAATTGACGCTAAAGGGATGTACATTCGCAAGACATCACTCGTTCTAGTAGCTCGCCAGAATGGCAAGTCTCATCTAGGACGTATGAGAGTGATCTGGGGTCTCTTCTATGGAGGCGAGACTAAGCATCTAATCATGTCCTCCAACCGAGCCACAGCCCTCATGACCTTTCGAGAGATTGCTTGGATCATTGAGAACGCACCTCACCTTAAGGCGGGCACTAAGGCAATCAGATATGCCAACGGCGGAGAACGAATAGAGCTACTCAACGGGGCAACGCTCGACCTAGTATCTGATACGCGAGATTCATCCCGTGGTCGCACCGCTGATTTTCTTTGGATCGATGAAGTCCGAGAGATCAGCAAGGACGGATACACCGCCGCGATCCCTACCACTCGCGCAAGACCTAACGCACAGACGCTACTTACATCGAATGCCGGGGACGCCTTCTCCGAGACTCTTAACACGCTAAGAGAGCGAGCCTTATCCGCGCCTCCTAAGTCTTTCGGGTTCTACGAATACTCAGCGCCACAGTATTGCAAGATCACAGACCGCAATGCATGGGCGATGGCTAATCCAGCGCTCGGCTACACGATAACGGAGGAATCACTTGAGGAAGCAGTGGCGACAAATAAGATTGAAGACACTCGCACGGAATTATTATGTACGTGGATTGATTCTTTGCAAAGTCCGTGGCCTCATGGGGTACTTGAGGCGACCTCCGACTCCACACTCCAGATCCCGATCGGTGGCTATACAGTATTTGGCTTCGATGTATCTCCTTCTCGCAGAAATGCAAGCCTCGTTGCTGGTCAAATTATGGGTGATGGAAGAATCGGAGTGGGAATCCTCCAGACGTGGGAGTCGCAAGTCTCGGTCGATGATCTAAAGATTGCAGCAGAGATCAAAGCATGGGCTGATCAGTACCGGCCGAAGATGATCTGCTATGACAAGTATGCAACGCAATCGATCGCCGAACGCCTTGCCAATGCAGGTCAGATCATTCAAGACGTGTCCGGCCAGCAGTTCTATCAGGCGTGTTCGGACTTACTAGACGGACTGGTTAACAGTCGAGTAGTTCATAACGGACAAGAAGAGCTAATTAAACAGATGAATAATTGCGCCGCTAAAGTCAATGACTCAGCATGGCGAATCGTAAAGCGTAAGAGCGCTGGCGATATCTCTGCACCAATCGGGTTAGCGATGGTGGTGTCGATGCTATTAAAGCCACAACAGGTAGCGCGTATCTACACGGAATGACCTAGATGTAGTGTATAATTGCGACCTATGGGTCTATTCGATCGTAAGCCAAAAGTACTAGAGGCTCAACGTGCGCCGCAGATTATGGGCGATAGCATTAACGCGATTTATAATTTTACCTTTCCAGTTATATCCCGTCGCGACGCTATGGGCGTTCCAGCTCTCAAGCGCTGCCGCGATCTACTCTGCACAGTCGGTACTATCCCGCTTGAGTATAAGAAGCAGGCTACAGGCGAAGAGATTGCCGCGCCTCGCTGGGTGCACCAACTATCAAAGTCACAGCCTCAATTCGTCACCCTTTCATGGCTAGTAGACAGCCTCCTTTTCTACGGACAAGCGTTCCTAGAGATCACCGAAATTTATTCCGAAGACGGCCGAGGCGCGTCCTTTGAGTGGGTCTCTAACACTCGCGTTACTTTCGATTTAGATATACATAACACTTTCGTTACTCAGTACTACGTCGATGGATCACCCCGGCCAATGTCAGGACTTGGATCACTCGTTACATTTCAGGCGTTTAATGAAGGCATTCTAAATACAGGGTCTCGTACAATTCAAGCCGCTATCGATGTGCAGAAAGCCGCAGCAGTAGCCGCTGGGACACCGATGCCGACGGGTTTTATTCGGAATTCTGGCGCTGATCTTCCTCCAGCAGAAGTTCAAGGACTCCTCGCATCATGGAAAGCGGCTCGACAAAATCGCAGTACCGCATATCTCACTTCTACTCTTCAATACGAATCGGTAGGATTTTCGCCTAAGGACATGATGTACAACGAAGCGATTCAGAATCTTGCAACCGAGATCAGCCGTCTATGCGGAGTGCCTAGCTACTACCTTTCAGCCGATCAAAATACATCGATGACATACTCGAACATTCTTGACGAGCGTAAGCAGCTCGTAGCGTTAGCGTTCCAGCCGTACATTTCTGCGATCGAAACGCGCCTAAGCATGGACGATATCTCTACGGCTGGACACTATGTAAAGTTCGACCTTGATGCTTCCTTCTTGCGTGTAGAGCCTATGGAAAGACTTCTCGTACTTGAGAAGATGCTATCTCTGGGGCTTATCACAACAGAGCAAGCGATGGAAATGGAAGATTTAACACCTAACGGAAGTGATGACTAATGCAGACCCTATACATTGAAGCATCCAGTATCGAATGCAGCGAAGATCGCCGCGAGATTTCTGGCAAAATCGTTCCACTTGGTACAGGCGAGATCGGTCAGACTAATCTTGGCGCTTATACCTTCGAGTCTGGCTCTATCGAGATTGAAGATGTCACAGCTATTAAATTATTTAGCCAGCATGACATGAAGAAGCCAATCGGGCGCATGACAGCTAGCGAAACAAAAGAAGACGGCATCTATGCGACCTTCAAGTTATCGCGCTCAAGTGCCGGTACTGACGCTCTCGTCATGGCCAGCGAAGGCCTCGTATCTGGCCTATCAATCGGTGCAGAGATCATCTCATCAAAGCCATCACGCGACGGGCACACAGTCGTAACAGCGGCTAAATTAAAAGAAGTTTCTCTAGTAACTGAGCCAGCCTTTAAGTCTGCTCAAGTATTAGAGATCGCAGCGGAAGAAGCGCCAGCCGAAGCCGTAGAAGAAACCCTACCTACAGAAAGCGAGACAGTCGTGGAAGACACAACAGTCGAAGCAACACCAGTAGAGGCTGCGGCTGTAGAAGCTGCTCGTCCTACTGTACAAGCGATGGTGTATTCAACACCTCGAATCGAAGTTACAAAGCGTAACTATCTTGAAAACACACTAAAGGCTAACCTCTTTGGTGATGAAGATTCACGTCAATGGCTTCGCGCTGCTGACAACGATCAGACAACAGGTGCAGGATTTATCCCAACACCACAAAGCACACAGCTCCTTAACTTCCTTTCTAACGCTGATCGCCCAGTAATTGATTCAGTTACTCGCGGAACAATGCCAGAATTTGGAAAAACCTTCGAGTTGCCTAAGATTACTGAGGTTCCTCTAGTAGATCAGATCGATGAAAACGATCCTGTTACAGAGTCACAACTTGAAGCATCATTTATCACAGTTACAAAGAAGTCATTCAAGGGTCGCGCAATTACTACCCTCGAACTTCTAACGAACTCAACACCTGCGTTTCTTGACGAACTCCTTGTTCAGATGGAATTTGCTTACGCAAAAGATACTGAAACATATGTAACAGGTGAGATTGCTAACGCTGGAACACTTAACGCAACAGCTCGCGCTAACGATGCAGCAGGGCTTCTTGGATACATTTCAAGCGCCGCAGGAGCTATTTACAAGGCATCACTTGGCTTCGCTCGCAACCTTGTCGTAACACCAGAGCAGTGGGCAAACATCATGTCATACAACGATCAAGGCCGACCAATTTATATCGCTGCAAACCCACAGAATGCAGGTGGAGCACTTTCACCAACTAGCGTTCGTGGAAATGTCGCAGGTCTTGACCTTCGCGTATCTCGCTACATTACATCATCTGCACCTGCAGGCACTGGCGATTACTCAATGCTAGTTGTGAACCCAGATGCTTACACATGGTACGAGGGTGCTCGTCAGCAGCTTCGCACAAACATCAACTCAGACGGAACAGTAGACATTTTGCTATTCGGTCAGGGAGCACTTGCCACTAAATTAGCGGCTGGCGCAAACTGGTTTAACTTCACCTAAGAAACACACTAAGTCGCTGGCTGGGTAGTGCCCTTCTACCCAGCCAGTCTTTAGAAAGGATCAGAGCATGGCATTGACTACAGTTGCAGA